AACGTAAAATGACTATTATGCAGAATTTTTTTCTTGCGGGTCGTACTTTAGCAAGTGGATCACAAAGTTATACATCTCCTGGAACGTATACTTTTATCGCTCCTACCAATGTATGGAGCGTCGGTGTTATCGCAGTTGGCTCAGGTGGTGGTGGCGCAGGTGGCACATATAGTTACGTCACTACTATGTGCGGTTGCGTTACATTTAATGGCGCACAAAGCGGTAGCGGCGGCGGTAGTGGTGGTAAAGGTATTAAAAGTGTACCTACGACTCCCGGAACTAGCTATTCCGTTAGGGTGGGGGCTGTCGGATCATATGGTGCCGCAGCTAGTGATGGTTTTGCAGGTTCTGCAAGTTATTTTGTTAATACAAGCACAGTAGCGGGTAACGGTGGTGGGGGTGGAACAACATCAGGCTCGGTTGGCGCGGGTGGAACATTTGTTGGAACATCCGGAACAAACGGTAACGCCGGATCTGCCTCCGTAAGTGCTAGTGGAGTAGCTGGGTCACCTATTAGTGCTGGATCAGTATCGGGCGGAGCAAGCGTTCAATCTCCGTACGGAGCTGGTGGTAGCAGTGGTACTGGTTCAGGTAGTAGTACTACTGACACAAGTACTGCTGGGTCAGCCGGAGGATCTGGTGCAGTTCTTTTAACTTATAATGGATGATAAAAATGGATTTATTTATTCAAATTAGAGACGGGCAGCCATATGAACATCCAATTGCTGATTGGAATTTTTATGATGCTTTTCCGCATATAGACCCCAATAATCTCCCACCCGAGTTTGCTCGTTTTGAGAGAATTCCTTACTGTGATATTCCTGTAGGTACATATGAAGTTCCTATTTTATCTTATCAATGGGTTGGATCAATTGTTAAAGATGTATGGTCTACACGTCCTATGACTGATGATGAGAAAGTAATTAAAGATATTGAGTTAGCAAAGATTGCTGAAGCTATAGCAGCAGAAGAAGCAGCCAAAGCATATCTCGAAAGCCTTCAGAACCAAGGAACAGCTCCAAATGTTATTGGCTAAACCATTTCAATTAGGTGATATTATCGGAACTATATACGATTATGAATTTGCTGGAGACGTGTTACCAAAACATAATCATACTGAAGACAATGTGCATATTACTATTGTTGCAAGAGGTAGTATTAAAGCATCTTCTCACGATTGGGAGCAAATTGCTGAAGCTGGCAAAATTTTAGATTTTCGTGCGGATGAACCGCATGAGATTGTAGCTCTAGAGGATAACACTCGTATTATCAATATCGTCAAAAAGTTTGGTGGTGTCTCTAATGACTACATTCAGATGGTGGGCTCGACCGTTGCTTAAAGCAATCAAAAGCATGACAAAAATAAAGTCTCCGGTGTTTATACCGGAGATTAATCTTTATAGTGTTATGCCTGATGACTTTGAATATCCGTTTGAACCAACTGAATTTAACTGCATGTATGGATACCCAACATGGGCAGGTATTGCATTATCTCGTTATGTCTTAGACAACTCAGATAAGTTTAAGAGTATAAGTATTACAGATATTGGTTGCGGTTCTGGGATTGCTACTATTGCCGCAATAAAAGCAGGTGCAAATGTTACTTCCATTGACCGTGATGTTGCATCTTTGTATTTTACAGAACAAAATTGTATTTTGAATGACTTAAATACTAATCTTATTTGGGGTTCATTTAAAGATATTCAAACAGAGTATGTTATGTTTTCCTCTTTATCTTATGACAAAGAGAACTTAGAGAATATAAATCGATTGATCTCTGATAAGAAAGTTATTATTGGATCACTGCAACCAAAACTTTCTTTTAGTTATTACCAAGATCTAAATTGCATAAAGGTAAATACAGAAAAAGATTTGTTTATCTTTAGCAATTTTATTGGTAGCGATGTTTTTGTAGAAAAATTAGTTATATAATTTACTTAATACTGTTAGTAATCGAGTAACTATAAATAATAATAAAACAGGAGTTACTGATGGCTATACCTACGAGTAGAGAATCATTCAAGCAGTACTGCCTGCGCAAGCTAGGTAAGCCTGTCCATGACTGTAATCATAACATCCTTTACGAGTGAGAGAAAATAAATGTCAATCATAGTCGACGGCACAAACGGTATAACATTTCCCGACTCTACTATAGAAAGTACGGCATCTACTAATGCTACTAACTTAACAACCGGCACTGTTCCTACTGCTCGTCTTGCTTCAGGAACTGCTAGTTCGACTACATATTTACGTGGCGATCAAACTTGGGCTACAGTATCACAAACTTCATATAATACTAACACTCAGATTATTACCTCGACCGGCACGGCTAACTGGACAGCTCCAGCCAACTATAGCTCAACAGACATCGTTATGATTATGATGTGGGGTGGAGGAGGTGCTGGAGTACCTGCATTAGATAACGGTCCTGGAGGAGGCGGCGGCGCATGCTTTCAGTTCTGGGATACCTTAGGTAACTTAGGTGCCACAGGTAATGTCACTGTAGGAGCTGGAGCAGTATATGTGTCAGGATCAAGTGGTCCAACTGGAGGTACGACCACTTTCGTATCAGGCTCTCGCACATTCAGCGTTTATGGAGGCGGCGGTGGCGCTAACACTTCTGGTGGAGGTTGCGGGGGTGGTTTACTGAGTGCTGGACAAGTCGGAACAGGTGTTGGTGGTGGTCCTCAAGGCGGTGGAACGTTGAGTTTTGGTGCAAACAGTATCTTTGGAGGCGGACAAGGCGGAGCCGTCTCGACAGCGACAATTCCTAATCAGTACGCAGGTTCATCGATATGGGGTGGCGGCGGAGGCCAGATAAATAGCGGTTCAACTAGCGGTCCAGCCGGAAACTCAGTCTACGGTGGAGGCGGTGGTGGTTGTAAACTTACATCGGGCGGAATATCTATCTTCGGAGGCAACGGCGGCAACTCATCGGTTGCATCGACAACTCCAGGCGGAGGTGGCGGTGGTGGTAATACTTCTTTCACTTCTGGTGCCCGTGGAGAAGTGCGAGTATACGTCTTCCGCGCAGTTGCATCTAACACAGCTTGATAGGAGAACGATATGGCTTGGCTCTTAGTTAAAGACGGAATCATAGTAAACAACGTCGAGTATGATGGTGAGTCTCACTTCATACCTGAAGATGATCACTCACTAGTTCAGACAGAAGACCCGCACGACATCGGTTGGGAATGGGACGGCGCGAAGGCAGTTGAGCCGACACCACCAGAACCTACACCTAAACCTCAGCCAACATTAGCAGAATTACAGGCTCAACTAGCTACAATAACAGCACATATACAAGCATTAGCAAATACATAATTTATTTAATACTGTTGGTAATCGAGTAACTATAAATACAAATAAAACACGAGGTATCCAATGGCAGTTCCACAATCAAGAGCAGATTTTATTGAGTATTGCTTACGTAAACTTGGTAAACCTGTAATCGAAATTAACGTCGATGATGATCAAGTAAGTGATCGTGTTGATGAAGCAATTCGTTGGTGGTGGGATTATCATTTTGACGGTGCTGATAAAGTATACTACAAATACAGAGTAACTCAAAACGATATTATCAATCGTTATGTTACAATGCCAGATAACATTATTGGTGCTGTTAATATTTTTCCAATCGGTCAGGCTCTTAATACTAACAATATGTTTAATATTCGTTATCAGATCGCATTGAACGATTTGTATACGTTGACTTCGGTTTCGATGGTTCCATACTATATGGCACTGCAGCACGTTCAATTTCTTGAACAGATGCTTGTTGGTCAACAGCCTTTACGTTATAACCGTCATATGAATCAAGTATTCATTGATATGGATTGGACAATTGTTAACGTAGGCGATTATCTTATTATCGAAGCATACCAAGTCGTTGATCCAGACGTATACACTCGCGCATGGGGCGACCGTTGGTTAGCTCGTTATGCCGAAGCACTGATTAAACAGCAGTGGGGAACTAATATTAAAAAGTATCAAGGAATGCAACTTCCTGGAGGTATGACTTTTAATGGTCAGCAAATATACGATGAAGCTACGCAGGAACGTAGAGAATTAGAACAAGAAATGATTACTAATTATACAATTCCTGTTTCTGATATGATCGGCTAATTTATGTCAGGAAGCACCAATTTTTTCTTTAATAATTTTAATAGCTCTCAGGAACAAAATCTTCTTGAAAGTCTCATCATAGAAGCAATTTCTATCTATGGTGAACAGATGTATTTTATTCCTAGAAATATTAATAATTTTGATCAGCTTTATACAGCTGATGATCAGTCATCTTATACCCAAACATATGCTGTTCCTATCTATATTGAAAACATCAATGGGTTTACTGGCGACGGTAATTTTATGTCGAAATTTGGTCTTGAAATTCGTGACCAAGTTACGTTCTCTATTGCCCAACGTGTATTCAGTGAACAAGTTGGTATATACACTAAATTAATAAGACCACGTGAAGGTGATCTTTTATATTTTCCATTAAACAATAAATGTTTTCAAATTAAATTTGTTGATAAGTTCGAAATGTACTATCAACTTGGAAAACTTTATACATGGAAAATGACTTGCGAGTTGTTCGAATATTCAGATGAAGTATTCAATACTGGTATCCCAGCTATTGATTCTATGCAACAAAATCTTAGTACCAATATTCTTGACTATAGCGTTATGGACGAACAAGGAAATTGGCTTACTGATGAAGATGATAACTATCTAGTTATGGAACAATATAATCTTAATACAATCCTTCCAGGATCTGATAATGAATACCTAGCAACTACTTCTGCTGGATTTATTGATTTTAGTGAAGTTGATCCATTCAGTGAAGGCATTTATTAATGTTTCGTCAAACTTTTTACTTTAGTTTAATAAGAAAATATGTAACTCTTTTCGGTACGTTGTTTGATGATATCGCCATTGAAAGAACAGATAGTTCTGGTAACGAAATAGCTTTCATTAAAGTTCCAATTACGTATGGACCAAAAGAAAAAATGTTGGCTCGTACTTTACAAGACCCAACTATTCAACGCCAGTCAGCGACTCCAACGATGCCTTTTATGTCATTCGAGATGACTAACATAACATACGATTCTAATAGAAAACTAAATACTGTTAATAAATATGCTGCAACTACTGGTAATTCTAATTCTACTAGCTCTTTATTGTATCAATATACTCCAGTTCCTTATAATATCGGTTTTCGTCTTTATATTATGATAAAAAATACTGAAGATGGAACTAAAATTATCGAACAGATTCTTCCGTTTTTTACTCCCGACTGGACAACAACAGTTCGTCTTATTCCTGAAATGAATATCGAACATGATATACCAGTTGTTCTTGGCACAGTTCAACAAGAAGATACATATACTGGCGATTTTAAAGAAAGACAAGCTCTAACTTGGACTCTTGATTTTACAATGAAAACTTATCTATATGGACCAGTAAAAACTGGTGCTATTATTCTATTCTCAAATACAGTTCTTTATTCGCCAGATTCAAATAATTATAATACTTCGAATAGTATTTCTGCTGCTGTTGGATTTACGGATCCATCGGCATATCAAACGATTCGCCCTGGATTAACAGCAAACGGTCAGCCTACTTCTAACGCTGCTCAGTCTCTTGCTGCTAATCTTATTTCCGCAACGAGTGATTTTGGATATATCTCTAATACATTTAACTTATCATCATGACAAATGCAAACAACGACTCATTAGGAAATGCACTTAACATATCACCGATGCCAAAAAACGATGCTATAAAAGATATCGTTGCTTTAGCGCATGATGATAGTGCAAAAACAGATTTCGAATTAGCACGCTCGAATATTCATGAAATTATTCAAAGCGGTTCTTTCGCTATAGAAAAACTATCTCAAATTGCTGATCAAAGTCAACACCCAAGAGCATTTGAAGTTCTTGGTGGACTTATGAAAACTATGCTTGATGCTAATAAAGATCTTATGGCATTACAGAAACAAATTCGTGAAATTAGTGCAGCCGATATTCCAATGAATGAAGAAGCTAGAAACGTAACAAATAATCTTTTCGTTGGTTCTACAGCTGAACTCCAAAAAGCTATCGAGAATATGAAAAATGGCTAATGTAGTAAAAGGTTATAACGGTAATTCTCTTATTAAGAGATCTAATCAAGCCATAGAGTTTGATCAAACGATGGTCGAAGAGTATATAAAATGCTCTAAAGACCCAGTATATTTTACCGAAACATATATGAAAATTATTAATATCGATAAAGGTCTTGTTAATTTTACATTATATGATTATCAAAAAGAAATGCTTAAATCTATGGCAGATAATCGTTTTACGATTATTGCTACAGCTCGTCAGGCAGGTAAATCTACAACAACTTGTGCATTTATTCTTTGGTATATTTTATTCCAAGCCGATAAAACTGTTGCTCTTCTTGCTAATAAAGGCGACACCGCTAGAGAAATTCTTGGTCGTGTTCAACTTGCGTATGAGCATCTTCCTAAATGGCTCCAGCAAGGTGTTGTTGAATGGAACAAAGGTTCATTCGTATTAGAAAATAATTCTCGTGTTATAGCTTCTGCTACTTCAACCGATTCTATTCGTGGTTATTCGATCAACCTTCTATTCATCGATGAAGCAGCATTTATTGAAAACTGGGATGAATTTTTTACATCGGTTTATCCTACAATTTCATCTGGTCTTGAATCTAAAATTGTTCTTGTTTCAACACCAAACGGTTTAAATCATTTTTATTCTATTTGGCATAATGCTAGTGAAAATAAAAATGGTTATCATCCAATCAGGGTAGGTTACGAAAGAGTTCCTGGACGTGATGAAAAATGGAGACTTGATACTTTAGCAGCAATGAACTTTGATACCGAGAAGTTCGACCAAGAATATAACGTCGAATTTATGGGTAGCTCTGGTACTCTTATTGCAGGTTGGAAATTAAAACAACTTGTTGCTCAAACTCCAATACACAAAGATAATGGTCTTTTCCTCTATGCTCCACCAGTACAAAATAATGCTTATGTTATAATTGCTGACGTTTCAAGAGGTAAAGGATTAGATTATTCGGCATTTAGCGTTATTAATGTTACGACGATGCCATACGTTCAAGTTTGTGTTTTTCGTAGTAATATATTAACGCCAGCTGACTATGCTGATGTCGTTCATCAAATTGCTAAACGATACAATAATGCATCCGTTCTTGTAGAAATTAATGATATCGGCGAACAAGTTTCACATACACTTCATGGCGAGTTTGAATACGAAAACGTATTATTTACAGAGCATGCTGGCAGAAGTGGCAAACGTATTACTTCAGGATTCGGCGTAAATGTTGATAAAGGTATTCGTACGACTAAAACTGTTAAATCAGTTGGTTGTTCCATAGTTAAACTTTTAATTGAACAAAACCAACTTATTATTAATGATTTTAATACAATTAGTGAGCTTTCAACTTTTTCGAAAAAAGGTCAAAGCTACGAAGCCGAGCCTGGAAATCATGACGATTTAGTAATGGGTCTTGTTCTTTTCGGTTGGTTATCTGATCAACAATATTTCAAAGAATATACTAATATAAATACACTTATGAAGTTAAGAGAAAAAACTGAAGAAGACATTGAAAATGACCTTCTACCTTTTGGTTTCGTAGATTTTGGAGATGATTTTGAAAGTATAGTTGAACCCGTTTCAGCTAAAAACTGGATGACAGAGCTTGAAAACCAAAATTTATAAATAATAAAGAAAAATAAAATCGTCTTCCAAAAAAGGAGAATAAAATGGCGTTTCAAGTTAGTCCAGGTGTAAATGTTACTGAAGTTGATCTTACAGGTATTGTTCCTTCACTTGCTACCTCTACAGGTGCAATTGCTGGTATTTATTCATGGGGTCCAGTATCACAAATCTCTTTACTCGGTACAGAAAAAGATTTAGTAAATCAATTTGGTAATCCAAATTCAAATAACGCACAAACATGGTTTACAGGTGCTAACTTCCTTGCTTATGGAAATAGCCTTTATGTTGTACGTGCTGCTAATACTTCTGGTTCATACGTATCGAATTCTTCTGCAACAACTGCTAACGTAGCAGCTGTAGCGTTAAATGCGTATGCTCCTGCAAACTCAGCAGCAAACACTGTCAACCCAGCAGTTTTAAATCAAACAAATTATTTCAATACTTGGTCAAATGTTAACTCTAATGGTTTTGTAACAACGACATTTGATTCGAATATCTATTATGCTGCTAAGTATCCAGGACAATATGGTAATTCAATCCGTGTTGCAGTTTGCGATAGCGCAAATGCTTATAGCTCAAATCTTCAATCGAACGGTCAGGCTTACACATACCCAAACACTGCAGTTCTTCCAGTTTATGCTAACGTAACTGTAAGCATCGGAAGTAGCAACATTGTTCTTGCTGTAGCAAACGCTACTTTTGGCGCAGATTCTAACTCGATAACTTATGCGAATACTCTTATTAATAGCATTACTGTTGGCGATTATCTAACTATCGGTAATACAAGTATTGGTTTTCAGAAAGTTCAAGTTGCTAGTAAATCATCGGTTAATTCTAGTGCTTCTGCAAATATTGTTCTTTCTACACCATATCGTCTACCATCGAACTTCGTTTCAAATAGCACTGTTAATCCAGTAATAACAAGATCTTGGGAATTTTCTACTGTAATCGGTACTGCTCCAGGAGTTAGCGCATGGCAAACTCAATATGGCGGTTCTAGTAACGCAGTAGTTGATCAGTTACACGTTGTTGTAGTCGATCAAAATGGAGTATTTACTGGCACAGCTGGTAAAATTCTTGAAACATACGGAAATCTTTCTCGTGGTGTTGATAACCAAACAGTTGGCGGTGCTAATAATTATTACGCTGCAGTTCTTAATCAAAATTCAAATTATATTTGGTGGGCTAATGATCGTTCTGGCGCATCTTCTAATTTGTCAATTAACTTAACCAACTCAACTAATTATACTCCTGCAACAATACAAATGATTCAGGGTAGTGATGGTTATAGCGAAGCAACTGCTCCTCTTGCTACTTTGGCTACTGCATATAATTATTATTCTTCAGCTTCGGTTGTTGATATTTCTCTCCTTCTTCAAGGCAAACCAGTTGGCGGTACTACAACGGTAAATGGTACAACTGTTAATAACTATCAGCTTGCAAATTATTTAATTCAAAATATTGCTGAAGTAAGAAAAGATTGCGTTGTTTTCGTTAGCCCAGATGATGCTGTAATTTATGGTAATCCAGGACAGGAAGCTGTTGCATTAGTAAACTGGAGAAATTCTTTAGTATCCAGTTCTTACGCTGTTATGGATTCCGGTTATAAATATCAATACGATCGTTACAATGATGTATATCGTTATTTACCATTGAATGGTGATATTGCTGGTCTTTGTGCTCGTACTGATCAAACAAATGCTTCATGGTGGTCACCTGCAGGTTATACTCGTGGTCAAATAAAGAATGTAATTAAGTTACGTTGGAATCCAACTCAAACTGATCGTGATCTTCTTTATCCAAACGGAATTAACCCAGTAGTGACATTCCCAGGACAAGGTACAGTTTTATACGGAGATAAAACATTACAATCAATGCCTTCCGCATTCGATCATATCAACGTTCGTCGTTTATTCATCGTACTTGAAAAATCAATTGCAACTGCTGCGAAATTCTTCCTATTCAATTTCAACGATACATTTACTCAGAATCAATTTAAAGCTCTAGTAAATCCATATTTAAGAGGAATTCAAGGAGCTCGTGGTATTACTGACTTCTTAGTAGTTTGTGATGCGACAAATAATACACCACAGATCGTAGATTCAAATCAGTTCGTTGGCGATATTTACATCAAACCTGCTCGCTCTATCAATTATATTCAATTGAATTTCGTGGCTGTTGCCACAGGCGTTTCATTCTCCGAAATCGTCGGACAGTTTTAATAAATAAAAATAAAAAAAGGAGCAAAAAATGGCTACGGGTTTTAATATCAGTCAATTTAAACATCAAGGGTTACAGTATGGCGGCGCTCGTCCTACTCTTTTCCAAATTACAATGATACCGCCACAATTAATCGGCAATATACAAACTGCTACCGCAACTAAATTTTCATTTACAGCAAGTGGTGCTTCGTTACCAGCTGCACAAATTGGAACTGTTGAAGCAGCTTATTTCGGTCGTAAAGTAAAATTTGCTGGAGATAGAACATTTTCTGATTGGACAGTAACTATTCATAACGACGAAGATTGGTTGGTTCGTTCTATGTTTGAATTGTGGTCAAACGCACTAAACAGTTTAATTGGTAACGTTCGTAGTTCAGTTTTATTTACTGAAAGTAGTTATAAATCACAAATACAAGTTGATCAATTCGGTAAAGAAGGCAATACAATCGGTTCTTATTTAATCGTAGGTGCTTTTCCTACTGCAGTTGACCAAATTCAATTAAGTTGGGAAAGTTCTAACCAAATCGAAACATTTGGTGTTAACTTTGCTTACGATTATTGGATTCCAAATCCAAACTTCGAAATTGGAAATGCTTATTCTGGTCAAACTGGTAACATCGGTATGAATGTTTAATATATACTATGACAGCCTCTTGAACATTATATTATTCAGGAAGGGGCTAACTTAAAAATTAGCCTCTTCTTTTTTGAAGGAAAATTAAATGGAATTATTTGGGTTTGAATTTAAACGTAAGGTAACACAAGACACCCAACCATCATTTGTACCATCCACTACAGATGATGGCGCAGTAGTTGTTGCTGCTGGCGGTTCTTACGGTACTTACGTTGATCTTGATGGTACAGTAAGAACAGAAGCAGAGTTAGTAACAAAATATCGTGAAATGGCATTACAGCCTGAATGTGATGCAGCCGTTGATGAAATTGTCAACGAAACAATGTCAATTGATGAAAAAGTAATCGTTTCAATTAATCTCGATAATCTTGACATTTCAGATCAAATGAAAAAAGCAATTAACGATGAATTCGAAAATTGCCTTAATATTTTAGATTTCCAAAAACATGCTTATGAAATTTGCCGTCGTTGGTACGTTGATGGACGTTTGTACTATCATGTTATTATCGATGATAAAGACGTAAAAACTGGTATCAAAGAAATTAGATATATTGATCCTCGTAAAATTCGTAAAATTCGCGAAGTAACAAAACGTAAAGTAAGAGGCGGTGCTGACGCTGAAGCTGTTATTCAAAGAACTCAAAACGAATACTTTATTTTTAATGATAAAGGATTTAACTATGGCAATAAAACTGTAGGACCATCTACTACTGGTTTAAAAATTGCTAAAGATTCTATTATTCACATTACATCAGGTCTAACTGATACTAATGGTACGATGGTTCTTTCATATCTTCATAAAGCAATTAAAGCACTCAATCAACTACGTACATTAGAAGATGCTTTAGTTATCTATCGTCTTGCACGTGCACCTGAACGTCGTGTATGGTATATTGATGTCGGTAACCTTCCTAAAATGAAAGCCGAACAATATCTTCGTGATATCATGGTTAAACATAAAAATCGTTTAATTTATGATGCATCATCTGGTGAAGTACGTGATGATCGAAAGTTTATGACGATGCTCGAAGATTATTGGTTGCCTCGTCGTGAAGGTGGTCGTGGTACGGAAGTTACTACACTTCCAGGAGGTCAAACACTAGGTCAGATGGATGACGTATTATATTTTCAAAAGAAATTTCTTCAAACACTTAACGTTCCTGTAAATCGTCTTAATTCAGATGCATTATTTTCATTAGGTCGTGCGACTGAAGTAACACGTGATGAATTAAAATTTGCTCGTTTTATATCAAGACTTCGTAATAAATTTGCTGTGTTATTTACTAATATGCTCGAAAAGCAACTAGTATTAAAACAAATTATGTCTATTGAAGATTTCCATAATATTCAACAAGACATTAAATATGACTTTTCTAAAGATAATTACTTTACAGAACTTAAAGATGCTGAAGTTATCGAAAATCGTATTAATCTTGCTCGTAATGTTCAAGATATGGTTGGTAAATATTATTCACATGAATGGGTTCGTAAAAATATTCTTCAGCAAGCTGATCCAGATATTGAAGAAGCTGATGAGCAGATCGAAGAAGAAGTTAATTCTGGTGAACCACGTTGGATTAATCCTGCAATTATGCAGAACCAGCAAATGGAACAACAAGAGCAACAACAACAGCAACAAATGCAGCAGTCCTCAGTACAGCCTTTAGCTAACGATAAAGATACTGATGCTACTCCAGAAACTGATGAAACAAATAAAAAAATTAGAGATGCTGAAGCAACCGTAGCTTTATTAAGTAAACAGAAAAATAGAACTATGCAGGATGAAACTAAGTATAAGTCTGCGGTTCAGATATTGGCTAAAAATAAATAATTAGAGGTGAAAAATGGATAAATATACAGTACAAGACTTAATTAATTATTCTTATGCACAACAGCCTATCGAATTTGATAATGCATTTAAAGATATTTTAACTGATAAAATTGCAGCTGCTGTGGATGACAAAAAATACGAATTGTCCCAAACAATGTTTACTGGAGAAGATCCAGAATTTGAAGACGATGAATGGGATGATGAAGAAACCGAATCAGAGGAAGAATAAAAATGGCGAAGCCACTTAATGCTATCATAGGCAAAGATAAAAGATTAGTAGGCGTTAACAAATCTTCTGTTGAGCCAGGAGAAGTTTATGGTGGAAAAGACGCCAGTACAAATGAAAATGATCCAGCAACTGTAGAGTTAGTAAAAAAACATACAGTTCAAAAACATTCTGGTCGTGCAGGTAATGACGAAAAACTTTATAGCGGTTCGAATATTAAATATTCAATGGATGATGCAGTTATGAAAAACTTCGGTCGCAAGAGAGAAGATGCTGCAAAAGTTTATGAAGCTAAAGAAGTCGAAGATGCTGAATGCAATCATACTCCAAAAGGTAAATCATGCCCAGTTCATGGAATGAATGAATGCATGGAAGCAAGACAAATTAAAGAAGTAGCAAAAACTAATGCTGCTCATATTAAAAGAATGAAGAAAAAAGATATTCGTGTAGACGAGCCTCATTCTAATTTTGATATGGATACACATAAAGTTACTCTTACTGTATCAAAAGATGGTATCCCTGAAAAAATTAAACATACACTAAAAGCAAAAGATAAAAATGCTGCTGTTGCTGCTGCTCAAAGAGAATTTCATAAAAAAGGTTATAAAATTCATGATGCAGTTCATAAAGGTATTCTTGGTGAAGAAACTCTAGGCGAAAGACATCTTTCTCCAGCTGAATTAAAAAAACGCGAAGAAATCGCAATGGCTATTGCTAAAAATAATCCTGATATGCCAATGGCTAAAAAAATGGCTATTGCTACAGCACAGGCTAAGAAAAGTGTAAAAGAAGCAGTAGAGCCATTACTTCAGGGTGGTGCTGATATTGCAAAATATAAAACAGACGATACTGAATCTGAAATCGATATGGTTCGTACTGAATTAAAAGCAATTGCTAGTAAAGTAATGCATATGCTTGCTAATATGCCAAACGATCATCATATTGAGCCATGGGTTCAGTCAAAAATTGCAGCTGCAAAAGAAATGATTGGATCTGTTCATGATTATATGGTTTATAGTCAACATAAAGAAGATGAACAAGCTGATACTCCATTAGTAACACCTAACATGTTTCCAAATATGGCATCCGATAATGCAGCAGGGATTAACGTATAATGTCTAATACATACACAGTAAGCACAAACAATTATACAATGAAGACTACTCGTCCTGAGTCAGTTCTTCTCCCAAATCGTGTTCGTGATGTTCTCGGTAGAATGAAAGTATCACTTCATCAAAATATTTACGAAGCAGACTTCGAGTATGGCACTCAGCCAATGCGTTGGGAAAACTATACAGTTAATACTGCTTCTGCTGGTTCTTATGCAAACGTCGTTCACCTTGCAGGTATGGGTGGTGTTCGTATGCTTGTTGGTAATAATTCTGGCGATTTGACTGTACGTCAGTCTCGTCCATATCACCGTTACCAGCCAGGAAAAACTATGTTTATGGCTACTGCTGCTAACTTCGGTTCGCCAACTTCGAACAATTATCAACGCATCGGTTTCTTTGATGATTCTAACGGTGTATTTTTCGAACAAGGCGTAGCTACTGCTGCTAATCCATCAGGTATCTATTGTGTTATTCGTTCTGATGCAGGCACAGTTAATTTTAATGATGGTACAACTACATCAGCACTTCCAACAGATACTAAATTTTCATTCGAAAACTGGTATGGTGATCCAGTAGCATCGTTGCTTGATTGGACAAAAATACAGATGCTTTGGATAGAATATGCATGGTACGGTGCTGGTGCAGTTCGTTGGGGCACTTATCTTAATGGTGAACCATATGTTCTTCATGAAGTAGGTACTGGTAATGCTTCCTATAGAGGTTCTGCACAACAATTCCCATGGGCACGTACTGGTAACCTTCCTGTTCGTTATGAACAACGTAATATCGGCAATACATCTTC